ATGATTTGATGATGACCCCAGTTATCCCTTAGTTTGGTTTTACGATATATAAAATCAGGCCACATCTCTTTTACAAAATATAAAAAATTATCTTGGCACAGTTTAATGTTTTTTATCAAGAGTCTCTCTACTTCGAGCCTCAATTTGTCTGTGGTCAAATTGTTAATTGACATACAAAACACTATAATCTAGGTCATAAGAAAATGCAAACATATGTATGTATTGATCTTGCCGTAGGCTGTCGTTGTCGCAAGAACCTATATCTTGTAGGTGGGAATACAAAAACATACTAGATCTTGTGTTTGGATAGGATTCAGAGTCTCTTTTCCGCGATCGCGCGCGCTCGGAAACGCTAGATGAAAAACAGGTAACCTGTTTGCGTAACCTAGTTTTTATGTGGGAATTGTATTGTTTTATTTAATAACGACCGATTTTAAGAGCCGTAGATAAGCATAAAATAATTTAATGAAGTCTAATACTTTATTAATTAGGTTGTTATTTGGGGAATTGTAGTAGACAAAAAAAAAGGGATTAGATATCTAATCCCTTTTCTTGATTATAATTAATACTTACCTCACTATATGGATACGAACTTGAGCAATAGCTTGTTCAACCTCAGACCATAATTCTTTAGCTTGATCAGTATGTTGGTATTTATTACAATGAACAACGATTATATCCTCTAATATCTTTGCAACGAGAGCATTGTTTAAATGATGAGTTGGATTGTCGTTGATATTAGTTTGAGTTCGTTGTTGGTTAACCTCACTACTATCATTGATAGTAGTGAGATTAGTATTAATAATAGTATCTAATAAGTTTGGCATTATTTACCAACTTTCTTAATGTCATACTTTATTTCAACAGACTTAACTGCCTTTAAACAATCTGCATAAACATTAGGATACTTTTCTTTTAACTTCTTAGTGTCTATTCTACCAGAAATTAAAATAGGTTGTTTGTTTGCATCAAGAAGTTTAGTGCCATCACCCTTAACTGCATAACTACTTTCTCTAGTAATTTTAGAAATTGTAGTGCCTTTATATTTAGGTAATTTAGTAATCTCAATCATAGAAGTATTTAAATCATCAAATACTTCTAAAACCATAGACTTCATATTACTTAGTACTTTTTGTTTATCTAAAACTTCTTGTTTTAGTTCACCATACTTAACAATAAATTCTTCCTTGAACTTAGTTAAGTAAGTAGTTTTTAGTTTTAATTGTGTCATAATTACTACCTTTCTTGTTTAATTGTTAACACATATATATTAGACCATACTTTTATAGTATCACCAAACACTTTTTTATTTTTTTTAATTTTATTTTTTTGATATTTTTTTACTGGTAGAAGTTTTCGCCAGGCGCGCCCACCGCTGCTGGTTGATGAAAACCAGCAAACGGCAAACGGAACGGCAAACGGGATACGGGAAATATATTTATCTGATTAGCAAAAAGAAAATGAGAACTGCTAGGAATACACCTAGCAGTTCAAGAAAGGAACTCATCATTGTTGTAACTCGGCTCTAGTTATCCCTTCTTTCGTCGTATAGAAAGAACATCTATCACCCTCTTTTAAATTAGAAATGAATTGAGGTTGGTTGCTCAAATAACCTGTTCCATTTTTTTGGTCGCCAAACTCAATCTTAACCCACATTCTTTCAGTATTAATGTGTTTGTGTTCGTGGTCAACCTCAAACATACAGTAAACAAATTCTTTGAGTTGTTTCTCCATTTCTTTAATTTTAAAATATTGTTCTAAACCACAATCAGAACAAGTTAATGCTATATTTTCCTTTGGTTCTTTTAACATATAGAAAACCCTCCACTACAACGAGCAAATAATATAAACTCCTTCACGTTGTCGATATCAAACGGATAAGAGTCAGCCCAATTTTTTTGTTTTTGAAGCTCACGCCAATTTGTAAATTCTTCTTTTGGCAAATCTTTCGGAGCAACTCCGTTGTGAGCATCAACTATTGCTTTCATTTTACTTTCTATAATATCGTTATGTTCTTTGGCTTTCTGCATTTCTGCATCGTGTTCTTCTTTTAACTTAAGCAACTCGCCACTATCCAAGACTTCCTGCAATCTGTTTGCAATTTTAACTGCAATCTTATCCGAATATTTTTTGCCGTCATTATAATGTAAACTTTTTCTTTGCTCGTCAGTTAAAAAATCTTTACATTTATCTTCTATTAAATATGCTAATGGTCTCCACCACCAAACATTATTACCAAAGTAATGTCCAGGATTTTCTTCTTCAAAAACATTTTTTGCTTTCACATATTTGTCTTTGTCTTCATCAGTAGCAGTAGCCCAATCAATACTAGGTTGAACGCCTTTTAATTTTGGATTAAGTCCGTATAAATCGAAACCCATTTTTGTCTCCTATATTAAGGTTAATATACAAATTGTTAACTCCTCTATTATAGAACCAAAAAAATCATAGTCAAGAAAAAAATATTCACGCTCCAGAAACTTCCCCCGCTGCGCCTGGCAGACCGAATGAACGAGAAAAAAAGAAAGAGCAGCCTCCACAAACGGGAAACGGGAAAACGTTATAAAAATGAAAAAACTATACAGGCAATGACCACGGCTAAGAAAGCGCTCAGCCGTGGAAAAAATATTGCCATTATTATTATAGTAAGTATGAACGCCATCATGCGGTCCGCTGGTCCTCCTCGTAATCACGAACTAAAGCACGTTCTATCTCTGCCCAGTTGACAGCATCCAAGAACGCATACGCATAGTCACGACCGAATCGCTGGACAGGCATATGCTCTAGAGTCCTAAACTCTTCATCCAGTAACTCAGTGCAATACTCCTTTAAGTCTCGACGATCAAATTCTGGAGCTAAGTGCTCGACACTAGCAAAGTTGTCAATCATCTCAAGCTTCACGCGCCATGTTTCGTAGTTGGTCCATCCGTTGTAAGTGTTATCAGTCATGTTTTAACCTTTCCTCTTCTAAATGTTTAAGTTTGTCTACTAATTTCAAGAGAGTAAACATAGTTGCATTCGTGTTTGTAGGAGCGCAATCAAAACCATATTCAATTGCAGTTTGGTTAAGACCTTGCCACACATTTACACAATCATATTTTTTTTCATGGGCTTGATTTATTATTTTACTAACTTCACTCATAACCCAATCAATCTGTTTTTCGTCTTTTTTACTCATGCTTGCACCATCCTAGCTTTAATTATATCTGCCTGCCATTCTTCATGACACACATCACATATATTGCCTTTGAACAATGGCCAGCCCTCTTGTCCCAAGGTCCAGAATTGATCTTTGGCATTTTTTTCTATTGACTGCTTGCAGCAGCTGCATAAATTTTCGGACATAAAGTTTTTCCTATATTAAGGTTAATATACAAATTGTTAACAGCTTATATATATACCAGGGATCAAACGCTGTCAACAAGTTTTTTACAGCGTGAAGAAAATTAAGGAACTGGGTGCTTTTACAGGGAACAGAACCTTCCCCGCTGCGCGCAGGGCCAGCTCCAATGGAATGAAAAAGTCCTAGAAAACTGCGACTTCGTACGGGAAACGGGAAACCAAATTTACGCTGCAGCGCGCAGGGCCAGCTCCATCATGATCGATGGTAAAATGGTAGCGGGTTTAGTGTACGGGAAACGGGAAACGGGAAACGGGAGACCAGAATCACGGATCTCGAGAATTTTGAACTCTCTCTTCAAGGGGGAGTTATGCAAGATAAAAGCTTTGCCACCAGCTCGTTGTCTCTTGATGATCCAATTAATTTGATACTTTGATATACCATAATTCTTGTCATCATTTGATTTTAATTCAAACCAAAACTCATTACCACCTATACAAGCGTTAACATCAGGGATTCCGTTGATTGTACTGGATTCGATTCTTATTAAATGCCAATCTCGGTGAGGCTTTTGAATCGTGTTAATAAGTCTCCATATTTGGGACTCTCTCATCACTTACCTTCTGGTGTCACATCAATAATATTATCAGCGTCTTTAATTTTATTTTCTAACTCTTTTAAACGTTCTTCTAATTTATCTCTACTCATACCCTCTAAAGTAGTGTGCGCTATTTCTTTTTTGTCAACAAATTGTCCTGCCAATTGTCCGGCTCTAAACTCTGCATTTATAGCCCCAGTATATTGACCTTTAGTTTCTGCACCATTTCTTAATCTTTCAAATATTTTATATCTTCTAAGTTTATCTTTTTCATACTTCTCTTGTTCCTGTTGCAACCTAATCTCAAGATATCTACAAATATGAGGATTTATTTTTGGATTTGTAAGTTTGCTTGCAATGGCTGCAACACTTCCTTTATCTATCTTACTACCTTTTGTTTCATATCCAGCTTTCAAATACGCATCTGTTTTAGATATTGAACCCCAGTTATCTACAAGTATGTCAATAAACTTTCTTTGTTTATCAGTCAAATCATCAATAGTTCTTACTTCTCTTTTTCTTTGTGGCATACCTATTTTTACCATAATGTCTTTATATACAAAGTTTTTTTTAAAAAAAGTTTCTATTTTTTGTCCATAAGGATTTCTACTTTTTGGAATTAAAATACTAAATTTAGTAATATATATTGATATTTTTCCTAGTTTTTGGAAAAAATTCCTAGTTTTTTCCTAGTTTTTTTTCTAATATTTCCTTGTTTTCTGCTATTTTTCCTAGTTTCCTAGTTTTTTGTCTATGTTTTGAACTTTTTTAAAAAAAAGTTTGTAAGGAGTGACATTATAAAAAACTGGGAAAATAAAAAATAATAATTGTTGACATTTTTTGTAGTATGAATTATACAATAAACTTGTCACAAACCTCAAGTT